CTTGAACCGCGTGCCGGAGTACGTTCGCACGAGCACGAAGTCGCCTTTCTTGCACCAGGGGCCGCTGGGGAAGCGGCTCTTGTCCGCGTAGGCATCCGGGCCGACAGCGAGGACGAAGAGCACTGTGGTGCCCGTCTCCTCGTTGAGCATCGTCTCTCGCGCCTTGGCGATCGGCGAGTCGTCGTAGTGGGCCTTGGCCTCGGGAACGATGCACAACAGTCGGAACCCGGTGGGCACGGGCAGCGCGCTGCCCTTTTCCTCGTCCGTGGCTGCGGGGTCTGGCTCGTCGATCCGCTCGATCCCAGGTGGCAGGATCAACTCGCCGTCAGGAACGGCGATCCTCGGTTCCGTCGTCATCAGCATTACTTTCCAGCAGGACTTTGAGTAGTTGTTCGGCGATGCCAAGTCCAGAAATCGCACCGACGATTCTTAGGTACGACGCATAGTCCTGCGGCGTACCCGTTGCGAGCGCATCAGTGCGCAATTGTTGCTCATTGCGCAAAGTGTCGATGACATCCTCGACGGAACGAGGTGCACCCTTGTTCACGGCTTGGCCTTCGGCGTCGCGCTCTCACCGATCTCGTTGCTGTCGTGCTCGGCTTGCATCTCATCGACTTCGCGTTGCGCAGCAGCCCGATCCTCGGCCAGCAGCGCCTGATCCTGCGCGCGACCCATCATGCCGACTTGCAGTGCCTTCACCTCGACTTGCTGCTCGCCAAGCTCGCCGGCCTGCACCATCTTGTCGTGCTGGAGATCGAGCTTGTCGGCGCGATCGGACGCATCGACCATGAGCTTCTTCTCCTGCAGATCGACCAGATCGGCCTTGTGCGCCGCATCGACCGTGACCTTCTTGTCGTCGATCGCCAGCTTCTTGTCCTGCTGGTCGAGCGCGCGGACCTGAAGCTGATACATCGGGTCTTGCTGCACCTTCGCTGCCTGCTGGGCCTGCGCTGCCTGCTGGTTCTGCTGCGAAAGCTGCTGCCCAGCCTGGGCCATCGCCTGCGCGAGCGCCTGCTCCTGCTCGGGCGCCATCGGCTGCCCCGGATCGGGCAGCGGCACGCCCATCAACTGCTCGATCTGCGCACGGTACTGGTAAGCCGTGTGCTCGGCGATGTGCGCCTGCATCGCGGCCATCAGCATCGGGGCCTGTGGGTTCTGGCCGATCGACTGCATCACCATCGGGTCTTGCAGCATGGCCTGATGCGACGCGAGGTGCGCGCCGTGGTTCTGCTGCAAGAACGCCTTGACGGGCTGGCCCATCAGCACGTTCATGTTCTCCGTCACCGGGTCCGTCGGGATCGCCTCGGGCTTGAGCGGCACGAGCTTGGCCGCGTTCTTGATGCCCAGCACTTCGAGCATGCCGCGATGTAGCTCGGGCATGTCGTACACCTGCGGGGCCTGGGCCGACAACTGGATCGCCGCTTGGTACTGCACGACGCGCTGGCTCATCGTGGCCGCGCTCGGATCGCTCACCGGGATCACATCGACCAGCGCGAAGTCGGCCTGCTTGGAGCCCGGCTTGTTGTCCGTCGTCTCGTAGGTGTAGTTGTCATCGCCCGAGTCGGCGATGACACCCTTGAGCAGCTTGAGTTCCTGCTTCAGCGAGTTGTGCGTGCGCGCCTGCACGGCGCTCATCACCTTGAGTTGCCGCTCCAGCAGCGCCAGGGTGGTCCCCACCGGCATCTGCGCGCTCATGTCGCTGATCTTCATGTCGGCCGTGCCCGGCAGCCGCCGGCCATCCTCGATCAGCTTGTCCAGCAGACCGGCTAGAACGATGCTGGGCTCCTTGTAGGGCAGTGGGAGGATGTTGTCCCTCACCGTGCCCGCCAGAACGTCCACATCGCGCCATTCCCCCGGGCTGATGGGTGTGTCGTCGTTCTTGATCCGCAGGCCCTTGCTCTTGAGCCCGCCGGGCAGGTTCGACAGCGTGCCCGCGTCGATCAACTGCCGCAAGATGCTCGTGGCGCTCTTCGCGTAGCCACCGATGAGGTGGAACAGGCCATAGCCGTACGGGCCGAAGCCGGGGATGTAGTCGTACTGCACGAAGTGCTGCCGGCGCAGGTGCAGCGGGTCTTCCTCGTTCCAGTTGCGGCGGATCGACAGCATGTCGCCACCGCGAATCTTCGTAACCACGTACGGGCGCGGCGTCTCGTCTTCTTCGAGCCCTTCGAGCACGAGATTCACCTGCACCTCGTACACCGTGTAGCCATCCACGTCGGTGAGATCGCTGAAGCCCGTCTGCTCGTCCTTGGCCTGCTTGATCTCGTCGAGCATCTTCATCGGCGTGCCGAGAATCGCTACGTCGCTGTAGAAGCCCGAGCGCTGGAGGTTCTCCAACTCCATCTCGGTCTTGCGCATGATGTGTGTCACACGCTCGCTGGCGTAGATGTTCGATGCGCTGTAGGGCATCACGATGTCTTCGGCCGGCACGAAGGTACTCACCTGCCGCCCCAGCGTGGGGTCGTTGTAGACCTTCTTGAACGCACAACCCACCGGAGAGAGGTTCCACAGCATCTTCTCGTGCTCGCTGCGGAACTCGATCATCTTCTCGGTCAACTGGTAGTTCATCTCGGCCTTGACGCGAGCACCAGCCTCCTTCTTAGCCGGCGTCTCTTCACCGATGATCTTGATCGCGCACGGCCCTGCGGCCGGGAACGTCTCCATGATCGTCTCGCTCTGGAAGCGCACCACCGCCTCGGTGATCATGGGGTGCGTGACACCACAGGCGTTCTCCCACGGGTCCGTACGCGTCTCGTACTTGAGCCCGAGGAGCTTGAGCCCTTCCTTGTACGTCTGCTCCCAATCGTCGCGGCTGCGGCGATCGTCTTCCACCCAGGTGTCGATGTCGCCCGACAGTTTCGCTATCGCCTGATCGTCACAGGCGCTGAGCAGGTTGTCGCCGAACGCCAGCGGCTCGGCAACGGCCAGCAGCGCCTCTACGGGGTGCTCATCGCCCTCACCGTCGGGGACAAGCTCGATCTCGATCTCGGGTGCATTCGCTGCATCAGCGGCGTCTGCGAGGCCAATTGGAGCCGGAGAAAGCGACTTGGCGACGTTGAGCATGGTGTGTATCTCCTGGGGTCATCAATAGTACTCGCGCCGCCTGCGGCGCGTGGGTTCGTCATCTTCCTTGGTGTCGGTGGTCAGGCGAACGAACCCGCCGGCGCGAAAGCGCTGCAGCGCCTGCGTCATCGTGTCGTGCATGTCGTCGTTCTCGCCGTACGGGAACTCCGCGCACTCCTCGATCACCTCGTTGGCCCACAGCCGATCGGGTGCCCACACGCACTTGTCGGCGAACGTCGGAGCCACTGCATTCGTGCGCGCCCGCTTGTCGTTGGGCATGCCCGCTGCACCTCTGGAGGGGGTCACCTCGGTCACCGGAATCTCGCCCTGCCGCATCTCCTGAATCAGCGGCGCACCGGCTGCCTTCTTCTCGATGATGAGATCGTCGGGCTCCCACTCCTTGTAGGCTTCGAGCGCCTTGGTCTTCAACTGCGGGAACTCCCACCGGCCGCGAAACGCGTTGAGCAGGATGATCTCGTCGCGGTTGGTGTCCTCGTTGAACCAGATGCCCCAGGTGGTGCACGCCGAGTAGTCGTTGGTGGTCTTGGTGTCGTGCGCGGTGTCCCACGACTGGATGATGTACGTGACGACCGGCGGCTTGTCCTTCGTCCACTTCTGCCACCAGTCGCGCTTGATGATCGCGCCCTCCTCGTGGTGCGGCTCCTGCGCGTACTGCGCGGCCCAGTACTGCGGCTGCATGCCCGCCTTCTTGGACAGCAACTGCTCGATGGGCCACTGCTCTGGCCAGAGGCTCTTGCCCGAGGGCATGATGGCTGGGAAGCGCACCTCGTTCCACGGGATCGAGCCTGGGTTGTCACGCGCCCAGTTGAGCGCCTTGCCGATCGGGTCTTTCTTCCCCCAGCGCGTGCCGATCATGATGATCGCGCCGCCGGGCATGAGGCGCTGCAGCGGACCCACCTGCATGTACGTCCACGCGTTCTCGAACGCTGCATCAGGGTTGCTGAGGACAGCCTGCTCGGACACAAGGTCGTCCGCCACCAGCAGGTGCGCGCCGTGGCCCGCTGCGCTGCCCCCGACGCCCAGCGCGAGGTATTTCCCGCCCACGGTCGTCGTCCAGTCGTCGGCCGCGCTCTTGTCGCGGGAC